TAATTTGTCTCAGTTATTTCTTTTTTTGATTATATAGTTCTTTAGCTCTTTCTAATATTTTATTTTTATTTGCTTTATAATAATCTTTCATTTTTAATCCTAATTCAGTCTTATTAACTATATACCATTCGCTCATAGTTCTCCCCGCTATATTTTTATTAACACATTCAACTGATCGTATGTAATGACCTTCTCGTGCATTGAGTTCGTCTTTAGAATTACATGGATATAATTCCAATAGTTCTATTTGATAGTTGTCTTGTTCTATGATAGTAAATGATGTCATAAAATTACTGTTTCCCTTTTTCCATTGTTTATATGCTTTATTATGTCCTGCTAATCTCAAAGCCAAAGTCTTCTGTGTTGTTGAACCAATATACTTCTGCCCTGTAGTGAGACAAATAATTTGATAGACTTTAGACTGTTGATAGTCAGGCATTCCTATGTTTTAATATGGTTTATCTTTAATCTGTTTTTGTATAGACATTACTTATTACATTGGTGCTTGTTCCCATTAATTTTGAGTCTTGTTCTTTCTGTTTCTCTATCTCACTATACCTATCGGTCAGGTAGATATTTCTCAACATACTTACACTTATTTTTTTACCAAAGACTTTATTTAGAATACGGGTAATGCCGTTGTCTGGAATCCGTTCCCCATTCTTACGCAAAAGAAAGAAGGGTTCGAACTTCTTTTTGAGTGGAAAATGATTATGCAGAACCTCTTGTAGTTCGGGTGAGACATCAATAGATTGAGTTCCATAACTCTTTTCAGTCTTATAATTATTAAAATACATTTTCATAGACTTCCAATCTAAATAATTAAACTCTTTATCCATAGAATCATTATACTCCGGTACTATCTTCATTAAAAAATAATCCTTTGACCGTCTTGGTGGTTGTAATACAAACAGTGCTAATACCATATGTTCGAGAGATGCTGGATTTAGTTTATTGTAGTGTTCCATCACATCAGCCCAACTGATCCACAGCGCTTTTTGAGTTTCAGTCTTTTGGCCACTATTTTCACGAAAGGACTTGTTGAGTTCGTCCATCTTATCCATATAGAATTTACTTACTTTCTTTGGAATTTTCTTGTCCTTGAGATAGGATACAATCGTGATAAAATAGGATTTTTTAGTGTTTTGCGAGTATTTTTCTATCTTCTGCATCACAGCTTGAGTATCCTTAAGAAATGCGGGGTTGGTTGGTAGTTCTCCGTTGTTGAGTCGTTTGAGATTTGCATTATAGAGTTTGACAGTGTTTTCACTTAATCCTTTTCCTTCCATGTATATAATATGTTTAGATTTTTACTCCCATTTGATGTAGGTAGTCTAACAAAATTTCGTCATTCTTTTTTGTATCTGCTTTGAAAATATTTAAGAAGTCGTCGAACCGTTCATAAATAGGTCTTCTTTGATTTTGATGTGTCATATAATCATCACACATAATACAGTAATAACCACAGGTAGTCGCATCAATATCTTGGATCTGTCTGTTCGATGTCGCTATTTTACCTTTTACAAATTCTTTAACGAGCGGGGGAACAGACATACCGAAGCTGTCAAAATAGATGACTTCTTTTGTTGGAAATATTTTGAGTAATACCCAATGTGTTCCATTTCCTACATCTCTATTTTCCATGTTAATAATATATGAACCCACATAACAACGATCTGGTAATGTATCTTTACTAAACACACCTACTAAAGGTAATTTAAGTATTTGAGCGGTTCTCTCCAAATCAGTTGAGCTTGTTGTATAATCCATATATTATTGATATATTTAGTAATAAGGGTTTGATGTTTCTTTGAATGGAGTTACTATCGGGTCTGCATTTTGAATAAAAGTGTCTTCAGTTAAACCACCACCAGCAAAAAGACCCTTTCCGTATGCGGTCTGTTCCAAATCACCAATCACTTTGTTTTTATCCAGAATAATTTGAGTCAGTTGTTTCTTCGTGAATTTACCACCAAACATACGCTTTCCAGTTCTAATCACATCGCCGATAGTGAAGGCTTGGTCCTCGATCGGCGTTCCCCTTCCATGCTTTGCTAAACCCATGACAGTTGTACCTTTCTTCAATTTTCCGCCAAAAACACGCTTTCCAGTTCTAATCACATCTCCAATAGTGAAGGCTTGGTCCTCGATAGGCGTTCCCATTCCAGCTTTGGTAATTCCCATTTCCATGAGTTTCTCTGCAACCATAGGCGCAACAATCTTTCCAACTTCCGTAAGAATTGAACCACCCTTTTTCATATCCATTAAATCTGTCATTTGGTCTCGTGTGACACGCATACCCTTACTTTTAGACAATGCCTTCTCCAATAACGCCATAGCTTCAGGTTTGAGTTCCATCGCAAAACGACCCGCTTCATCGAGCATATCACGATTCAACTGAATAGCACCACCCTTTTTTATTGAACGAACTTGAGATGGAGTCATTCTCATACGAAACCCACGACCCGTATTGGATACATTGGCGGCGTACAATCCATCTCCTTCTAATTTCTTTTTGATCGCATCTTTAATCATCTTTTTTGCATATTCTTTCGCAATAGGGACAGCAACATCTAACGCATCACGACCGAGTTTCTTTCCAACATTCTTAATATCGTCAAAAATACCATCGCCCATTTTCTTAACTCTTACCATATAAAATAGTGTGAGATTTTCATATAGTAGTAATTATATTGAGATTTCATTCTTTTTTATTTACATCTCAACACGAGCACCCGATGCCACATTAATTTTAATAGTTCGGGAAAAAGTCGCAAACACGAAAAGATTAACCGCAACAGTTCCAACCACCTGACCGAGAATCTGGATTGATCGTGGAACACCTGCCTCACCGGGACGACCACGAGAGCAATCAAAGTAGTAGTATCGGTAGAGACTATCGAACTCGTCCAGACCAATAAGACCTGAAGAAAGACCCGTAGTCAATCCACCGTTCATCTGGTTAGAAAGAGCCAACTGCTGAGTGAAAGCCTGGAAATCATACTGTTCGTTGTCAGTCAAAATATTACGCCCAGATATTTGACAGTTCATGTTCGTGATCGCCACGGGGTCAGGCGCACCACCCGAAGAAGAGAAGGGAGAAAGAAGAGAAGAAGATAGAGCGCCACCTGCATAAATACCAGCACCCCCAACCGTTCCGTTCGATGCTTGAGGAAGGAAGGGCATGATTACCACTGACTTCAGTCCTGGAAGACCGTTAGAAACCAAGAAATTAAAATCTCCCGTAGTGTTATTGAACTGATATTGGAAAATGTCCTCGTATGATATTTCCTTTCCTTTCTCTGCATCTGCGATATATGCCTGTTCGTTTTGAGCGGTCATTGTGTAACAAGGAGCATATAAACGCACACTTGTAATCGGGGCGGAAACCTGATCCGTCAGTGAGGGGAATTGAGTCCGCACGATAGACACCGCAACCTGACCAGCGACAGTGGCAACGGGGGCAGTAGCGGCAATAACAACAGCGTTTGACAAACCCTGTCCCGCTGATGCAGAAGACAACATAATCGGGCAAGTTCCACCACCACCAAGCATGGTTGGAGGTTCAGTCAATTGAAGAGAACCGTGAGCATTAAAAATACCAGCCGCCGTTACACCGACCGCCGCCTGACTGAATTTACAGAGGCACTGGTTCGTGTTAATGTAGAAAGTAAAAGATGCACCTTTCATCATAGGCAGTTTAGAGAACAGGTCACTCACATCTTTAAGGCGCACAATAGCGGGGAACACAATAGAACGACCCGTTGCAGTAGAGGCAATATACCCTTTGAAAAGCGCCCGAGTCCTTCCAGCATCACTACCCAAAAGAGCGACCTTATTTGCCGAAATACTACCCGTTAAACTGGAAGTAGCATCAACCTGAAAGTTCAACCACTTCAATCTCTGCATAAGACCATGATTGACACAAGCATACACACTATCACTACTGGCGGTTGATTCCGTTCCCAATATCACATTGGAAGTATAACCAATACAGTCAAGACCTGCGTTATATGCTCCAATTCCATTAATTGGAACAGCAAAACTGGTTCGGTTGTTCGAGAGACCAGTTCCGTTTCCAGCAAGGACATTTGCAGCAGAAGCAACCGCCGTATTATATACCCAAGAATCAGCAGAATCAGGACAGAAACCAGTCACCTTACCCCAACATTTAATATCACCTTCACTCCAAGTAGTAAGATTCTTAAATGAGTTATAAAGATTCATGAACCCCGTTGACTGCTGAACGGAAGATCCATTGAGCTCAATACTCATCGAATGCAGAAGATTCCAGTACCCCGCCTTCAAAGCCACGGAAAAATCCAGAGGAACAGACGCCACGGTAAGGGTTGGCGACTGAATCTGGAGGACAGTAGGAATGACAAGGTACGCTTCTTTCCAGTCCACCATG